TACCCCTAGAGATTGATCCTCTTGACGGATATAGTTTGATTAAAGATTACAGGGGGATGATCAATCAAAATCTAAAAATGGTTCTCCTTACCATCCCAGGAGAGCGCGTGATGGACCCTGATTTTGGCGTCGGCTTGAAAACATACTTATTTGAACCCCAAATAACCCAAACTCATGCAAACTTAAGTGCCAACATTAGAAGGCAAGTAGCAAAGTACCTTCCTTTTATAAAAATTACCAATATTAAATTTCAAACATCAGAGGACTCGGAAACAATTCCTCCAAATTATTTATCTGTTGTTTTGTCTTTTAGGGTAGACTTAGTTGATTTGAGCGAAACCCTAGTTATAACTGTTACTAACAACTAATTATCTAAAAGGAGCAGATAGGAAAAATGCCCAAGAAAGTATTCCCAATAAGATATACAAGTCGAGATTTTGATTCTATTAAGGCAGATTTGATAGATTATACTCGAAAGTATTATCCAGACACATTTAAAGATTTCAATGAAGCTTCATTTGGATCTTTGATGTTAGATTCCGTTGCATATATCGGAGACATCCTTTCCTTTTATCTGGACTATCAAGTTAATGAAAGCTTCTTAAACAGTGCTATAGAATTTGATAATATTTTAAGATTGGGGGAGCAAGTAGGATACAAGTATGAGGGGCTGGGAAGCTCCACCGGCACAGCAACATTTTATGTGACTATCCCTGCCGCCACAAGCGGCAACGGTCCCGATTTGAGATATATGCCTATTTTGAAAAAGGGAACTTCTCTAACTTCCAAAAATGGTGCTAGTTTTCTTTTAAATGAAGATCTTGATTTTGGAAAAGAGGGGAATCAAATTGTGGTCGCCCAAGTAGATTCTACAACTGGGCTGCCAACCTCGTTCGCAGTTAGAGCATACGGGACTGTAATTTCTGGAAAGGTAGAGGAACAGAGAATCGATGTTGGCTCTTTTGAACCTTTTAAAAAATATAAGCTAACAAAAACAAATATAACAGAGATTTTAACAATCATAGATGCCGAGGGACACGAATTTTATGAGGTTCCTTATCTTTCACAAGACACAGTGTATAGAGCAGTAACCAATCAAGAGAACTCAGGGGACTCTGCTGCTGAAATATTAAAACCATTTGTGGTCCCTCGTCGCTTTATTTCATTAGCGACAAGGAACAATACTTTTATTCAATTCGGTGCGAGTTCTAATTTTATTTTACCAGAAGATCAAATAGCAGATCCTTCTAATGTGGTGTTAAAACAAAATGGTAAAGCATATATTCCTGATACTAGCTTTGATCCAACCAAATTAAACGCATCAGACAAGTTTGGAGTTGCTCCATCAAATACGACCTTGTTCGTTTCATATAGAATTAATGATCCCACCAATTTAAATGCGAGGGTCGGATCTTTAAATACGGTTGTGGGTCCAAAATTTGAATTTAAGAATATAGATGTTTTAGATGATGCGTTAACACAAAATGTTATTTCCTCGATTGAGGTTGAAAATGAGGAACCAATCGTCGGGCAGGTGGCATTACCAAGTTCGGAAGAGCTTAAAAATAGGATTCAAGGCACATTTGCTTCCCAGTCTCGTGCCGTCACATCAGCAGATTACGAAAGTATGGTGTATCAAATGCCAAAGAAGTTTGGAGAGATTAAAAGATGTAAAATTTTTAGGGATTCTGATTCTCTAAAGAGAAATTTGAATTTATATGTTATTTCCGAGAATTCTTTAGGTCAGTTGGCGGAAGCAAATGATTCTATCAAAAATAATCTTAAAACTTGGGTAACAAACAATAAGATGATTTCCGATACTATCGATATCATGGATGCCAAAGTCGTCAATTTAGAAATATCATTTGTAGCCATAGCGGATTTTGATAGATCTAAATTTGATATTTTATCTGATGCAACTGATAAGCTTATTAGCTACTTTAGTAGAGCGCCTGATATAGGGGAACCCTTTTTTATTACTGATGTTTATAACCAATTGAAAAAGGTTGATGGTATTGTTGATGTTTCTAATGTAAACATATCTCAAAAAACGGGGGGCAACTATTCCTCCATAAGTTTCAATATTGATGCCGCCACGTCAGCAGATGGAAGATATATTAATATGCCTAAAAACGTTATTTGGGAAATAAAGTTTCCCAACTCAGACATTAAGGGAGTCCTTAAGTAATGGCGATTAAAAGATATTTTGCTACTGGGGATACATCCATTACGGATGCGTATAAACCAAACCTTTCCACCAGAGCAACTGATTCTAACATGGGCTTGGCTGACTCTTTGGAAATATTTACAATCTATGGTCAAGCCTCCACCACTTCGAGGGAAAAGGAAAGGATTCTTGTTAAGTTTCCCGCCGACGCAGTTAAAGAGGACTTTGACGCAGGAGAGTTCCCAGATACAGCAAAGTTTTATCTTCGCCTTTTTAATGTAAAGCACACGGGAACAACTCCCAAACAGTTTACTTTGGAAGTTTATAAATTATCCAAATCTTTCGATGAGGGAACGGGAGTAGATCTGGATGACTATACTGATACAGGCGCAGCGAACTGGATTACCGCAAGTTTAGACAAAATACCAGCAAGTGGTTCGTTTACCATTGTAACCAGCCCAGTCTCAGGCGCAGCCTTTACTGCCTCTGTTGGTTCTTATACTGCTGCTACGATTGCTGGTGCCTCTTCTACTTTTAGTGCTATTAATCTTGAAAGCGCACTAAATGCTAACTCGGACATCACCAATCTTGTTCTTGTTTCTCAAAATTCCAATGTTGTCTCCCTCACGGCAGTCACTTCTGGAACTGTAGGAAATTCAGTTGCTATTAGTATTGATCCTACCGGATCTGATGGTAGTGGAGCAATCTCGGGATCAGGAAACTTTTTATCTGGAGGCTTGGATTATACTCTTTGGGCTACCCCCGGCGGTGATACTACAGGATCTGTGCTGGGCTCGGCATATTTTGAAAATGGCAACGAGGATATGGTCGTTGATATTACCTCCGAAGTTTTAACTTGGCTAACAGCTTCTTCCAACGACAAAGGATTACTGATTAGGCATACAACCAGAGTAGAAACTGAACTTACCGAATCCTACTATACAAAGAAGTTTTCCGCCCGAGGATCAGAGTTCTTTTTCAGCCGTCCGGTTCTTGAAGTTCGATGGGATTCGGCAGAACAGGATGACAGGTCTAATTTTTATTCTCAAAGTAATCTTTTTGCTGTAGGGTCCACCTATAATCAAAATACCTTAAATCTATACAATAGGGTATATGGTAGTTTGGTAGATTTGCGAGGTGACGCAACTCTTGTTCCTTCTGCGAGTTTTTATGCTGATTCTGCATTAACAGACTTACTAACTCCCGAAGCTATTACTGTGACAAGAGAAGCAACCGGATCTTATAAGACAGTTGTGGAACTTTCAACAACAGCATCAACGATTTATGAAAAGTGGACACACCCAGACACTGCTTCTATGGTATTTTTCACTGGCGCTATTGATGTTAATCAAAGAGTTGCCTCAAACACAAATAAAGAAAACCAATACGTTATTAATATTACAAACCTTCAAGATAAATATTCTCCCTCCGAAACATCTAGGTTTAGATTGTATACTCGCTTAAAAGATTGGTCCCCAACTATTTATACAGTAGCGAATACGGATATTGAAACCGAAATCATTAAGAATGCTTATTATAAAGTATTCAGAGTTGTGGACAACTTAGACATTATTGATTTTGGTACGGGCAGTGTTGAATATACAAAACTTTCTTATGATAAGGATGGGAGTTATTTTGATTTGGATATCAATATGTTTGAACAGGGATATGCTTACGGAATCCAATTCTCATTCTTCATCAGTGGAAAATATGAAAACCAGCCCGAGATATTTAAATTTAGGGTAGAATAACAATGAGTATCAAGGATTTATTTGGAAAAAAATCCAACAAAATACTATCTTCAAAAACAACTGAAGGTATCAACGAGCAGTTTAATTCTACTGGCTATTCCACTTCTCAGGAAATAGACGAAAATAGATTCTTTCCAAATATAGATTTTACCGATCCTGCCAACTGGGCACGTTATGGTTCTGCTGAAAAGTATTATAACGATGCCATTGTTTCCATTTATCAAACTTACCCATATGATGGTTCTCTAACCGAGAAACAACAATGGATCAACTCTTCTTCTT